TGGTAGATTTTTAATAACGATTACTGGTTTTGATGCAGCTAGTTAATAGGGGAATATTATGAACTCAGATATAGGAGCAAAAACTTTAACTAGCACTGGAACTATTCAGTCTGGTCGAACAAGGTTGCTATCTATTTATTATGTGGGTCATGCGTCAGCAGGTAGTTTAACATTTAAAGATGGTGGTGGAAGTGGCACACAAAAACTTGTTATAGCTACACCAGCTTCAAGTGCTGCTGACCAATATCAAGTGGATATGCCTTTAGATGGAATACTTTTTAAAACTGACATGCACTTGACTATTAGCAATGTAACCTCTGTTACTGTTTTTGTAACACCGATTACTGCTGATACTGATAATGGATAGTTATACGGAAGAATTACTTGGACTAAAGCGAGGTGGGATGCCACCTCGCAACAAGAAGTATTTTAGAAGCACAAAGTCTGGAGCTGGTATGACGAAAGCTGGTGTTGAAAAATATAGAAGAGATAATCCTGGTTCTAAATTAAAAACCGCAGTTACTAAAAAGAAAAACTTAACAAAAAAAGAGAAGGCTAGAAGAAAGTCATTTTGTGCTAGAAGTTTAGGACAGATGAAAAAATTTCCGAAAGCAGCTAAAAATCCTAATTCTAGATTACGACAAGCTAGAAGAAGATGGAGATGTTAAATGAAATTATCTGATAATTTTAGTTTGCACGAATTTACTAAATCTCAAACTGCAATAAGACATAACATAGATAATACACCAACAGAAAAACAAATATTTAATTTAAGAAATTTGTGTGTACATGTATTACAACCAGTTCGTAATAATTTTTTGCAACCAGTAATAATTTCATCTGGTTTTAGATGTGCAGAGTTAAATATTAAAATTGGTGGTAGTATTAAATCACAACATGTGCAAGGTCAAGCAGCAGATATTGAGGTAGTTGGAGTAGATAATTCTCATTTATCTAGTTACATAAAAGATAATTTAAAATTTGACCAATTAATTTTAGAATTTTATGATGGGGTAGATCCACACTCTGGATGGGTGCATGTATCGTATAGTACAGAAAACAATAGATTAAAATACATGGAGGCTTATAAAAACGAAGAAGGCAAAACAAAATATAGAGTTAAATAAATGCCCATAGGTAGAAGTCAAATGAGACAACAAGTTTCTAAACCACCACAGAAAAAAAAGTGGTCGATGAAACGCAAGAAAAAAATTAACTGTGCTAGACCAAAAGGGTTTAGTGAGAGAGCTTATTGTCAAGGTAAAAAGAAGAGACAACGCAAGTAGACAAGTAAGGTCTAGATTGGTATTATAAGGAAAGGATAAAAAATGACAAAATTATGCAAAAGAGGAAAAGAAGCAGCTAAAAGAAAATTTAAAGTTTATCCAAGTGCCTATGCAAATGCCTATGCTTCAAAAATATGTGCTGGTAAAATAAAAGACCCTAGTGGTGTAAAAAGAAAAGATTTTAAAGGACCAAAACCTGCAAAGACTGGAGCTTTAATTAGCACTTATGAAGGACATGAAGTAACAAAAAGTCCTTTACAAGGAGAGTATGGGATTAATAAAAGTGCACAACTGTATTATAAAGATTTACTTGGCTAATGGCAAAGAGTGGGTTAAAAAAATGGTTTGCCCAAAAGTGGGTAGACATAGGAAGTAAAAGAAAAGATGGTTCATTTGCACCTTGTGGAAGAAGTAAACAAAAAGCAGATGCGAAAAGAAAATATCCTAAATGTGTTCCTTTAGCAAAAGCTAGAAGAATGACAGAAGGACAAAGAAAAAGTGCAGTGAGTAGAAAAAGAGCAAAAGCTCAAGGTGTTGGTGGTAAACCAACAAATGTTAAAACTTTTGCAGTCGAAGGTGGACTAGCAGATTATTATAAAGGAATATTATGATGAGTGTACTAGATTATATAGATAAAGCTAAAAAGAAAATAAAAAAAACAAAGGAAGATGCAAAAAAAAGAGGGGAAAGAGAACGAAAAACTGGCTCTGGTCTATTAACTGGTACAGACCCTAAAAGAAAAACAACTTTAGCAAAAGGTATGAAAGATGGTGATACTGTAGTTGTAGATGGTAAAAGAATACCAGTGATCAAACCAGAAAGTGAATTTATTAAAAGAAAACCAACAAAAAAAGAAATGCAAGAAGATAGAGCTAAAAATAGACCCTCTCGTAATATAACAGGCGACAGAGCTAAACAGAGAAAAAGAAAAAAATTAATAAGTGATACGTTAAAAGCAAGTAGAGCTGGTTTTGGTCTTGGTAGAAAGTTTGGAGTTGAAAAACCACAGCAACTAGGACCATTAGGACCTGGTGTTTTGACTGAAAGAGAACAGCAAAAAGCCTTAGAGGAATTAATAGGAAATAGCACAGGTGGTATGAAACTTTCTCCTAAAGCTGATTTAGATGGAGATGGTATGTTTAGTGAATACGAAAAGAAACGAGGTATGGCGATTCAAAAAGCTATGGCAGAAAATAGTAAACCAGTAAAGGTTGCTAAAGCAAGTCAAGGTGGTGGTATAGCTATTCGTGGAACTAAATTTAAAGGTGTATTTTAGGATAAACTATGGCAACTTCTGGAACTACAGCATTTGATTTAGACATAGATGACATCATTGAAGAAGCATATGAAAGATGTGGTGTTCGTACTAACAGTGGTAAAGATTTAAAATCTGCTAGAAGAAGTTTAAATATATTATTTAGTGAATGGGGTAATAGAGGTGTACACTTATGGAAAGTAGAATTAAATGAGCAATTACTAACAGCAGGTACTCCTACCTATACAGCACCAACAAATACTAATGATATATTAGAAGCCTACATTAGTACAACAACTGGTACAACAAGTTCTACTAATGATGTTTCTTTAACAAAAATAAGTAGAAGTGAATATGCTGCTTTACCTAACAAAGGTTCTCAAGGTCAACCAAGTCAATATTATGTTGACAGACAAACAACACCAACTATTACTTTGTATCAAACACCAGATGCAAGTACCTACACTTATGTAAAATATTATTATTTAAAAAGGATAGAAGATGTCGGTTCATATACTAATCAAGCAGACGTGGTATTTCGATTTTTACCATGTATGGTCGCTGGTCTCGCATATTATTTAAGCATGAAAAAAAATCCACAATTAGTACAACAAAATAAATTGTTGTACGAAGATGAATTACAAAGAGCTTTAACAGAGGATGGACAAAGAACTTCTGTGTACATAACACCACAGAATTATTTTCCACAAGGTGCATAAATGCCTTATGCAAGAGGTAAATATGCAAAAGCAATATCGGATAGGTCTGGTATGGCATTTCCTTATAATGAGATGGTAAAAGAATGGAATGGCTCTTTAGTTCACAAATCAGAGTTTGAGGCAAAGCATCCTCAAATAAAAAGAAAACATATCAAAGGTGATGCTGTAGCTTTAGCTAATGCTAGACCAAGACCTAAAGATGATGATAAACAATTCGTTTTATATGTAAGTAGTGGTTTTTTTGCACAGACAGGTGATGGTGGAATTAATAGTGGTGCTAATATGACAGTAGAAGATAGTAAAGATATTTTAGGAACTACACTAACATCATTTGAATTAACGAGTGCAGTAGGAACAAATTTTTCTGTGGTTATATCATGAGTATTACACATGCAAACTTTTTAACACAAGTTAGAAATTACACAGAAGTAAGTTCTAATGTTTTATCAGATACTTTGTTAGACCAATTTATAAGAAATACAGAATTAGATATTGCAAACAAAGTAGACTACGATGATATAAGAGAGTATGTTACAGCAGTAACTGGTACTTTACGATACTTAAATGTACCAGATGATTGTTTAGTCATTCGTTCTGTTCAAATTATAAATAATAATGTCAGAGACTTTTTAGAAAAAAGAGATACGTCTTTTATAGCAGAGTTTAATCCTAATGATTCTACTGGACAACCAAAATACTATGCTAACTGGGATGATAAAAATTTAGTCTTTGCTCCTATACCAGATCAAGCATATGATATACAACTAAATTACATAAAAGATCCAGAGCATTTTAATTCTACAACTGATACTTTTTTATCGAAGCATCAAGAGGCTTTGTTATTACATGGTGTATTGACAGAATGTTTTAGTTATTTAAAAGGTCCTGTTGATATGTACAACTTATATAAAACAAAGTATAATGAAGAGATACAAGACTTTGCATTGCAACAAATGGGTCGAAGAAGAAGAGCCGAGTACGATGATGGTGTACCTAGAATACAAGTAGCTTCTCCTTCACCTTAATAACAAGGAGAAAAAATATGGCAATAACAACAAGTGCAGTGTGTAATGTTTTTAAGACAGATGTTTTAAAAGGAGTGCACAATTTCACAGCAGCACCTACTGGAAACACTTTTAAATTAAGTATGTACACTAGCTCTGCTACTTTAGGAAAATCAACGACATCTTTTACATCCGATGCTCAAGTATCTTCACCATCTGGTTACACCAGTGGTGGAAAAGCCTTGGTTGCGGTAACACCTGTGTTAAGCAGTGATACAGCAGTAGTGGATTTTGCTGATTTATCTTTTGTGGGTGTTTCACTTACTGCAAGAGGAGCTTTAATTTATAACGATTCTGCTAGTGGCGACCCAGCAGTCGCAGTTTTAGATTTTGGTGGAGATAAAACAGCTACCTCTGGAACTTTTACAATACAATTTCCTACTGCTAATTCATCAAGTGCTATTATAAGAATAGCTTAAATAGGAGATTTGTTCAGTGACTACTAGAACTTTTACAGTTACAGTAGTAAATGTTAGTGGGTATAATAAATACTTTATTGACGGAGTACAACAACCCACTCTTACACTAGCTGAGGGTGGTACGTATGTATTTAACTGGTCAGCAGCAACTGGTCATCCTGTTAGATTTTCTACCACTTCAAATGGCACACATAGTGGCGGAACTGAGTACACCACAGGTGTTACAAAGGATGATGGTAATTATCTTACAACTATTCAGGTAGCAGATTCTGCTCCTACATTATATTATTATTGTCAATACCATTCCAATATGGGTGGGCAGATTGATACTGAGTTAGCTACCACATGGGGTTTATTAGCATGGGGTGATGGAGCTTGGGGTGATCAAAATGATACATCAGTATCTGTTACTGGTGTTGCTTCCACTACTGCTGTAGGTTCTGTTACTATTGATGCAGAGATAGGAGAAGGTTGGGGTAGAGGAACTTGGGGTAATAGAGTTTGGGGTGGTGCTTATTCTGTTATAGCTACAGGTGTAAGTGCAACTAGTGCAGTGGGTTCTGTAACAGCTTCTACATCAGTAACTGTTGCAGTATCTGGTGTAGCAACAACCTCTGCGGTAGGTAGTGTAACTACTACACAAGGTGTAGAAATAACTCCTACTGGATTAGCTCTAACTGGCTCAATAGGTACAGTTGATTTTGATGGAGATGCTTCAACTGGAGTAACAGGAGTTGCTATGACATCTGCACTAGGAGAGGCAATCGTTGCACCTATTACTTTAGTAGATATTACTGGAGTAGCTCTAACAAGTTCTGTGGGTGATGTTGTATTGTTAATGACAGGCACAGTGAATGTAACAGGTTTATCTTCTACAGCATCGGTTGGCTCAATAACTCCAGTGTCTGGATATGATGTTACTGGAGTAACTATGACCTCCGCAGTGGGCACACCAGCAGAAATAACTGGTACAGGCACAGTTGATGATGTTACTGGTGTAGCATTGACTACTAGTGTTGGAAGTGTAATAATAATTTCATGGAACAAAGTAGACACTGGAACTCCAGTGACTTGGACTAAAATAACAACAGCAGCATAATAAAGGATAAAATATGGCTTCAACATACTCATCAGATTTAAAACTGGAACTCATGGCTACTGGTGAAAATGCTGGTACATGGGGAACAAAAACAAACACAAATTTAAATTTAGTACAACAAGCAATCGGTGGATTTGAACAAGTAACAGTTGGAGATGGAGCTACAGTTGCACTAGTAATGACTGATGGCACTATATCAAACGCAAGGAACATGGTAGTCAAAGTGGCTACAGTTACTTTATCTGGAGCAACAGTTTTAACTGTGCCAGACAGTATTGAAAAAATGTACATTTTTGATGTAACTGGAGTAACTAATCCAACAAACTTAACTATTAAAACTGCAAGTGGTTCTGGCTTTTCTCCAGACCAACAAAAAATATATTTTGCTTACGCAGATGGAACGAATATTGTTGAAGTATCACTTGATAGTTTGGGTGGTGCAATAGGTACAGCAAGTCTACCAACAGTACCGATTACAAAAGGTGGTACAGGTTTAACAGCAGCAGGTTCAGCAAATCAAGCATTAAAAATGAATAGTGGTGGTAGTGCATTAGAGTTTGGAACATTACCTATAGCTGGTGGAGGAACTGGTGCAACAACTTTAGCTGGTGCTAATATTGTAGCATCAAATGCAAACACAACTTTTACAAAAGCACTTAGAGGTAGCACACAAACTGCTGGTTCACAAACAGGTAGTGTCACATTAGATTTTGACACCTATCAGCATTTTGTGCTGACTGCTACAGGTAATGTTACTTTAGCTAATCCAAGTACAGAGTCAGTGGGTCAATCTGGTATAATAGTATTTATTCAAGACGGTACTGGCAGTCGTACATTAAGTTTAGGAACTGATTATGAAACTGCTGGAGGTGCTGGTTTAACAATATCAACTGCTGCTAATGCAGTCGATGTCATACCATATTTTGTCAAGGCTTCTTCAAGTATTCAATTAGGAGCACCACAACTTGCATTTGCATAGGAGACATAAGTAATGCCAGTACAAGGCGAATTTTTTCAAAATCCTAGTAGTGGAGCTAGTGGTTTTTATTCACATCAAATAAATTTCTCGGCTAGGCTCGATGATGGAAGCAGTAGTTATTTATCACGCACTAATAGTGGAACAGCTACTAATGAAGATGTAGGGCTTTTATCATTTTGGTTTAAAAGAGGAAATAATATTGGATCTACCACTAATGAATCTATAGCAGGAGGTAGTAGCCCACAACATAGAATAGAATTTAACACAAATAATCCATCTGGATATAGTGATGCAATAGTATTTGTTTTTAATGATGCTTCGTCTGGATACACAACA